CTGAAGAAGAATCCGAAGTTGAGGAAGAAGAAGTAGTTGAGGAAGAACAAACTTTCACCATTAAAGCAGCAGGTGAAGAAAAAGAAGTTACCCTTGATGAGCTTAAGAAATCCTATCAACTCGGCTCTGATTATACTAAAAAGACTCAAGAAGTAGCTGAACAGCGTAAAGTCATTGAGCAAGAAGCTAAAGCTATTATTGAAGCTAGACAAGTTAGAGATGATTATGCTCAAAAACTTCAAGCAGTAGAACAATTCTTAACTGGTACTAATGACAAGCCAGAAGATTTAGCTGCTATGAAAGAGAACGACCCAATAGGATATGCAGTTAAGGTCGCAGAAATGACCGAAAAGAAAGAGCAGTTACAAGCTGTGCAAGCTGAACAAAAACGAATTGCTGATCAGCAACAATCGGATAGAACAGCACAAATGCAAGAGTTTGTACAAAAAGAAGCACAAAAACTAGCAGAATCCTTACCAGAGTTTTCAGACAAAGCTAAAGGCGAACAACTCCGAAGTGAGATTCGTAACTATGGCAAAAAGGTTGGTTTCACAGATGAAGAGTTATCTCAAGTCTATGATTCACGCCATGTACTCGTGTTACATAAAGCTGCACAATACGACAAACTAATGACAGGTAAAGCTGGCGTTAAGAAAAAAGTCGCTAAAGCTCCCAAGATGGTTAAGTCTGGAGCTAAAGTAAAGCAAACAGTAACCGATACGCAGAAAAAACAAATGAAACGGCTACAGCAAACTGGTGATGCCAGAGATGCAGCAGCTATTTTTGAAAACTTTATTTAAGGAAAAACAATGGCAGAATTTAGAACTTATACAGCTATTGGACAGCGTGAAGATTTAAGCAACACAATCTACAGCATTGCTCCAACAGAAACACCAGTAGTTTCATCTATTGGTAAAACAAAAGCAACAGCAACTTACCACGAATGGCAAACTGATACATTAGCTGATGCAGTTGCAACAGGTCTTGTAGAAGGTGATGATGCTTCAGGTGCTTCTGATACTCCTACAGTTCGTGTAGGTAACAGAACACAAATTCAAGGTAAAACAGTACATATCTCTGGTACTCTTGATGCAGTTGATAAAGCAGGTCGTAAGACAGAAACAGCTTATCAATTAGCTAAAGCAGGACAAGAGCTAAAACGAGATATGGAAAAAACTATTCTTGGTAATGTAGCTCAAAACGCAGGTTCAGCTTCAGCAGCAAGATTACTTGGTTCTATCCAAACATGGTTATTAACTAACTATGTTACAGAAGCTACAGCAGGCTCTCCAGCAGGTCCTGTAGGTGGTAACGGAACTGCTACTCGTACTAAAGGAACTCCTTTAGCTTTTGGTGAAGATAAACTAAAAGAATGTGTTAAAAAAGTGTTTGAAAGTGGTGGTAATCCAACTTTATTGGTTGTACCTCCAACACAGAAACAAGTAGTATCAACTTTTGCTGGTATTGCAGCACAGCGTTACATGGCTCCATCAGATAAGCAAACTACTATTGTAGGTGCTGCTGATGTTTATATGTCAGACTTTGGTACTTTATCTGTTGTACCTGACAGATTTATGACTAGAGATACAGGAACAGGAACAGGAGAACAAGCTCTTGTACTTGACCCATCTATGGCATCTATTGCAACACTTCGTCCATTCCAGTCTAACCTATTGGCTAAAACTGGTGACAGCGAAAAACATCAAATGCTTACAGAGTACACTCTGCAAGTATCTAACGAGAAAGCACATGGTATCGTTGCTGACTTATTAGTATCTTAATACTAATTGATATATGCCCACTTCGGTGGGCAGTATCATAAGGATTATTATGGGTAAATTAAACGACCAATTAAAAAACAAACAATTTAGAAAAGCAAAAAAACACGACACAGACAATGGTTCTGTTATAGAGGTTGCACAAGATGTAACTGATATTGTAGAAAAAAACAAACAAGAATATAACCAAGCTAGTACATCTTGGGGTAATGATGTATTTGATAATAAGATAGCATCTATTCCTATGACTGTAATTGATAGATTAAACCAAAAGGGCATCATGAGAGGGTTTCATGTATTAGACCAAAAGAAGTTTAAAGAATGGTTAAACGATCCAGACAATAGATTTTTTAGAACAAAACAAGGTAGAATATAATGGCATTTTTCGGTGATTTTGCACAGTTACAAGCGACTATTGCTAGTTACTTGGCTCGTACTGATTTAACAACACAAATACCAGAGTTTATTAGACTTGCACAAGATAGATTAAGTAGAGATTTGTATATTAGACAAACGCTAAAAGTTGCTACTACTAAAACTACAGCAGGTGATGCTACAGTAGAATTACCAGCAGACTTTGTAGCTATGAAAGATATACATATATCATCTACTAACCCAATACAAACAGTTACTTTTCAATCAACCAGTAACTTTTTTAGAAATGCAAGAGTTTTAGTATCAGGACCACCAACTTTTTATACATTGCTTGGTAGTGAGTTTCAATTTGCTCCTGTACCTGATACAGAATACACGCTAAAAATGGTCTATTATCATAAACCACCATATTTAAGCGACACAGTTTCATCAAACCTTTGGTTGGCAACAACACCTGATTTACTGCTTTACGCAAGTTTAGGTGAGGCAGAGCCATTCTTGATGAATGACGAAAGAATACAAACTTGGTCAGCTATGTATGACAGAGGTGTTAATTCTTTACAAAAATCAGATGATGAAGCTGACTTTCCAGCTCATCCACTTTCTATTACTAACTCAACGAGGTAAATTATTATGAGTGATATGTCTAGCTATTTAAAAGTTAAACTTTTAAATCTTACATTAAATGGTACATCATACGCAGGTATGAATAATCCATATGTTTCTTTACACACAGCAGACCCAACAGATGCAGGTACTGGTACAGAAGTTTCTGGTACTGGTTACGCAAGGGTTCAAGCAAATTTTGCTGCAGCAACAGGTACTGATGTTTCTGAAGCAACTACTACAGATACAACATGGGCAGCAGCAGGTGCATCATGGGGTACTGTAGGATGGATTGGTCTATGGGATTCTGCTATCGGTGGAAGTAACAATATGATTTATCATACAGCTTTAGACGCAGCAAAAACTATTGATACAGGTGATGTGTTTAAAATTACAGCAGGTAACTTAACAGTAACATTAGCATAGAGGATTAATCATGGCTTTTGTCGTAAAAGATAGAGTAAAAGAAACGACTTCTACTACTGGTACTGGCACAATCACATTGGCAGGTGCAAGTGCAGGGTTTCAATCATTTGCTGCTATAGGTAATGGAAACGATACTTATTACACTATTTTAAATGGTGCTGCTTGGGAAGTAGGAAAAGGTCAGTATACTGCATCAGGAACAACTTTAACTAGAGTTTACATATCTTCTAGCACAGGTGCATTGTTAAACCTTACTGGCACAAGTGATGTATTTTGTACCTATGCAGCAGATAAGTCTGTATTATTAGATGGCACTACAATTAGTGGTGCTGATGTTGTGGCTACTGCTAACATAGTAGATAATGCAGTTACTACTGATAAGATTGTTAATGATGCAGTTACTACAGACAAACTGAATTTAGTATCTACAGCTTCTGTACCTAGCCTTGAAGCTAAAGGTAGTGGTTCACAAGATGGTTACATACAGCTAAACTGTTACGCTAACACGCATGGTATTAAACTTAAAAGTCCGCCACATAGTGCAGGAGCTAGTTACACACTAACATTTCCTACAACAGATGGCGGTACAAGTGAGTTTTTGCAAACTAATGGTTCAGGTGTATTAACTTGGGCAGTACCTACAAACACCACTTATTCAGCAGGAGCAGGTATAACTCTTGGTGGTACAACCTTTACATTAGATTTAACTAAAGACCAATCGTGGACTGGCTCACAAAGAAGTACACCAGTTGCTGATAATGATTTATCGTTTGATCAAGATGGTGCTAATAACTTTACTTGCACACCTACTGGTGGTGGTACATTAACATTTACCAATCATACAGCAGGTCAATCAGGATATATATTATTAGTCAATGGTAGTAATTATGCTATTACAGCTCATGCTAATACTAAAATTACTGCAACTGACTTAGCAACTATTAGTGTTACAGGTTCATACTTACTATCTTATTTTGATAATGGTACAAACGCTTATATAACTGTAAGTGCATCTTACGGATAAGGATTAAATGGGAATACTAAATAACAGTAAC